GTACTTCCCGAGATCCCACACGCCGTACTTGAATTCACGGTTCGCGACGGTCCTGCGGGGCACAATCTGCTCCACCGCGAACCCACCGCCAGTCCCGTACTCGACAGCGATCGCCGTGAGCAGTGGGCTCGTGTGCCGCTCAATCGCCTTGCGGAAGTACGCCTCGCGCACCTGCGGCCGGCCGTTCACCTTTGTTACTGGGAAGAGGCCCAGCTTCGCCCAGCGGCCGATCGTCTTCGTCGAGCGCCCCGCGAGCGCGGCGCATTCGGCGTACGAGAGCAGGCGGAGGTTGGCGATCACGCCCTCCCCCTCTCGACGCTGTATTCCACGTCCTCAAGTTCTCGCTCGGCCTTGTGGATCTTGCGCCGCATGTCTTCGATTTCCCGGGGCGAAACGCTCGGTGCCGCGAGGATTCGCTCCGCGCATGCGAGCGCTGCGGCCGTTGCCTCGGTCGCCTCTGCGACCTCCAGGAGTGGCGGCAGTTCGGGCGAGGGCGCGTCCTCGATGAGGGCACCCAGGACGAACGCGCGCTCCGACATCGAAAGGCCGGAGACCAATTCAACAAAGCGGGCGAGGCTGCACGGTGTCCCGCGGTGGAGGACGGCGGAGACGTACTGCGGCGAGGCGCCCGGCACCGCTACCTTCTGGCGGCCGGCGTAGGTCTCGCGCAGGCGCTCGAAAGCATCATCAAGGCGGGAGTTGAATTCTGCGGCCGGGTCAACTTGTGCCCGGGGAAGACGCGGCCCAGTATGACGGTGGGAGGACATCGTGATCTCAGGCCGCCTTGCCGAAAAGATCTGTCAGTTTGATCTCGGGGTCGCGCTTCTGCAGTGCGTGCAGAAGGCAGGCCAGATTCTCACCGCCCGGGACGTGGTGACCGTTCACCCAGCGGGAGACCTGCTCCTCTGTGACGCCAAGTTCGGAGGCCAAGTCCTTTTGTTTCAGTCCGATACGATCTAGAAGGGGGCCAAGGTTTGTCATTGACTTACTCCGCAATATTCAACCTAGAGCCTCTTGCGGTATTTGTCAAGGGCCTTGGGCCGCAGAATGGTAGGTTGCGGGCGGTGTCAAGTTCGAATCTGCGCTCGACTGTCCTCAAACGGCTCTTGGAACGCATCCCGGAGCGCCGTCAAAAGCGCGTTGCGCAGTTCGCCGGTATGAACGAGTCAACCATCTCTCGCTGGAAGAACGGCAAGGAGCCATTCAACCCGACGCTCGAATCACTTGAACGGCTAGCCGAAGCGGTAAGAACCCCCGTCGCTGATCTCATCATCGAAACCCCCGGCCATGATCAGGAGCGCCATCTAACCTCGGCGCCTGCCCCCGAGCCAGAGGAATTCCTGAAGATCCGTCTCAAGTGCCCGCACTGCAATGGAGCGATCAAAATGTCGTGCGACCTTGGGGAAAACGTGGGCGAGGCGCCGAACGTCACAAAGGAGAGGGCGTGACCTTCCTGATCGCTCTGGCGGTCGTCTGCGCGATCATCGGCTACTTCATCGGCCAATCGAAGGGGCGCCCCGCAGAGGGTGCGGCATTCGGGTGCATCCTCGGACCGATCGGCAACCTGATTGCGCTCTTTCTCACCGACAGGAGACGGAAGTGCCAGTTCTGCCGTGAGTCTGTGCAGACCACCGCCACCGTGTGCCCCCATTGCCAGCGCGATCTCGAGTGCCTAGGATGACCCCCATTTTCGCTTCGTTCCAGCTCATCGATGAATGCGGCGAGGGCGAGTTCCAGGAGTGCGTCATCGCCGAGAGCGGCGGCCCGGACTCCGCGCCGTTGCTCCACGTCCGTTTCGAGCGGCCGGCGGAGATCGGCTCGCGCTTCGACTACCGCGGCCTGGTGTGGGAGTTGACGGAGGAGAAGTTCGCCAAGCGCGGCGCGATCGCGGGCGGCGAGACGTTCTGGGCAGCGCGGCCGGTGGAACAGTGAAGTACCGCGGTCGAATCGGACGCGAGGTGTTGCCGAGTGGTAAAGCGGTCTTCCGGGCCCGTACGCTGGTCCGCGGAAAGGTGCGGAAGTACAGCCACAAGAACCGGGTGATGGTGGAGCAGTGGCTCGAGGAACGCGACCGCGAGCGCGCCGGCCTACCAGCTTCCGGCCGTACGCGTCACCACCAGATCCGCCAGGCGCTCGATGGCTACCTCGCCGAACTCAAGCGATACGGGCGGCCCAGCACAACGGTCGAGTACTACCGGAACAAGTTCGGCCAACTCCGAGAGGGACTCGGCGAGGACGGCTTCGTCGACTGGCTTGGGCAGGTTGAGATTGACGCCTACATTACCGAACGCCTGGAGCACGTCGGCGTGGGGACAGTACTCAAGGAACTGCGCGCCTTCGCCACCGTCACGAAGTGGCTCAAGCTCCGCAGAGATTGGGAGATCCCGCGCATGCTCGCGGAGTCGCACAAGCCGCGGCGGAAGCGGATCCCCACCGTGAAGGTCGCGGCCCAACTCTGGCAGCGGCTCGAGCCGCCGGCGAAAGCGGCGATGGGTCTGTGCCTGCTCGCGGGCTGGCGTGCACAGGAGGCGCGGCGAGCAACTGCGGCCTGGTGCGACTTCCGGGCCCGGGAACTGTATCTACCTGAAGAGGGCACGAAAGAGCACGAGCCGAATCGGACCGCGATGGTGGCCACGCTTGCCAGGGTACTCCCGCGCGCGGGGCGCTTGGTGCCGGTCACCGGTGGCCAACTCGCTGGTGCGTTCAAGCGCGCTTCAAAAGCGGTTGGCATTGAGCCAACGATTCAGGGACCCGGCATCTTCCGCCACTGCGCAGGCACGTGGCTTGCCGAGTTGGGGTACGGCACCGACGACCGGCGACTCATCCTCTCCCACGCCCATGGCGACGTGACCGAGCGCTACACCCACTCACAGCTTGTCGGTCGAAAGCGCCAGATGCTCCGCAAACTCGAGGCGTACTTCCTGCGGGCTGTGGAAGCCACGCGCGGACACCGGAAACCAGGTACGAAACGGGTACGGTCGGCGTCCTCCAATGCACCGCAACGGGCACCCCGCCCTCGGGTGAGAGCCGGCGAGCCGATCAACTAAGTCCTTTAGTTAACCGGCGTTAGGTTGGTTCCGGAGGCGAGAGCCGAAGCCACACACACGGGCGCGTGGGGGGTTCGATGTCCCCCATAAGGTTAAGGCGCTCAGCACTTTGTGGCCTTCGTTTCACGTGAAACGCCCCAGGCGACTCGGGTACGGAACGGGTACGGGTGACGTGGACCGGCACCGCTCCAAATGGCCAGCGCGCGCGCCAGCGCGGCCCAGGGCAGACGATCGGCCTCACGGCGTAGGGTGATCTCTATGCGTGCCCGTCCTGGGGCAAAATCTAGGCCCCCACCGGTACATTGCACCTATGCAACTCCCGTGCCATCAGGTCCGGGTTGCACCCCTTGACAGATGGGGCCTCCGGCCCCATATTGAGAGGTGAGAGTACAGCACCACACGAGTAGTGGACGAAGGGAGAAGAGCATGAGCAACTGCTACCAACATCAGGGATTAGCCAACACCATCACGGTGACCGTAAGCCGGCGGGGCTGGCTCGTCGCCCGCGACAGCCAGTGGCAGGGCACGCAATCCGATGAGTTGTGGTGGGTGCCGTACCAACCGGACGCACCCCGGGGAGCCGACCTCAATGCCGATGCCGGCTGCACGATGCCAATGCCGCTCGGTATGTACATCGCGGAGGTACTCTGCACACACGATCATGGTGCGCGTTGCCTGCGGCACGGCCACAAAGTTGTGTAGCTCGCCCGGTAGGTCCTGCGGGGCCTACCTGGGGAGGGACACGATGACCGCGACCTCCGGCCGCCTCCGCGCCATGATGCGCGAGTACCATTTGACTCGCCGGGCCACCGCCGAGTTGCTCGGTATCAGCATTGAGACAGTGCATCACTGGCTTGCGCCCGAGAGCAACCACAAGTACCGCGTGATGCCAGCGCGAATGCTGAGGCTACTGGAGCTGGAGTTGCGTGCGCAGGGGATTGCAAATCCGGCCGCGAAGGCCGAAACTGAGAAGTGAGAACCGCCGGAGGCGCCCCATGAAACGCTCGATCCTTACAACCATCATCGCGTTCTTCGCCGTCCTCCTCCTGGTCGTCGTGTGCATCTTGGTGCTCCCCCGCCAGAGCGCGGCGCAGACGCCTTGCCCGCCTGGGCAGGTCTGCACCATCATTCCCCCCGGCCCCGGTCTGATCTCAGACGGAACTCCGGCCGCAGACGAGGCGCTCTGGCAGATCAAGCATGCGCTCGCGCGTGGCGGTTGCCAACTTACCTACCAGGTGCGCGTCAACGGCGACGGGACCACGACACCTCAAATCCTCGTGCAGCAAGTCCAGCTCAAGGTTCCGCCCTACACCATCTCGCCTGATTAGTACGTGAAAAAGAGGCCCGCTGTGAGCGTACCGGCGGGCCGAGTTTTCGACACCGCGGTGGAGGAACAGGCCCGCGGCAAGCTGACTCAATAGGGCCCTACCGAGGCTTCGCCGGCTGGGGCGCCACCGCGTAGGCGGCGAGCAGCTCCTCGAGTTTCGCCGAGTACCCCTCCAGGAGCACCAGCGCGGTGAGTTGCTTCGCCATGCACTCCACCTCCGTGTCGGCCGGGAGACAACGCTCGACCGCGGGGCGCGGCGGGACCTTCGGCGGCGGGCACGGGACCGCGACCGGCAACAGGACCGGCTTGACCGGACAGCCTACGGCGGCGAGGATTGCCAACGCAGGCAGAACACGTTGTACTGCTCTCGCGCCCATTTCAAAACGTCTTCGCATGGAACCGTCCCTCCCTCTACGGCCGGCGTCGGCGCCGGACCTGGCAACACCACGGCGGGCGGGCCCGCCACCACGGGCTGCAGCTTCGGCATGTAGTCACGCAGCGCCTTGATGCGCGCTGCCGTCTCCGCCTCGATGGCCGGGATGCGCGCCTCGGCCGCCGCGACCTTCTGGGCCATCCTGTCGCCCTCAGCCTTCCACTCGCGGACCTTGGCGTTCTGGAGCTCGACGAGCGCCTGCTGACTCGCGACGCGCACCTCGAGGCGGGCGATCTCTGCGGCGTCCCACTTGTGCATCCCGTAGGCGCCGAGCGAGAGCGCGATCGCGAACCCGACCGCCCCGGCTATCAGTTTCGCTTGCAGAGTAAATAGCATCCTATCCTCCGATCATCCACCACCGGCTATCGGGGGTGCCGGCGTTGCCTTGACACTCTGCACCACGTTCGCGGTGAGGTAGGCGCCGACGACTCCGAGGACGATCGCGACGACCGACCCACCGTCGAGCCTGCTCCACGCGCACAGGTGGAACGTGCAGGAGAGCGCGAACAGTACGACGATGAACTTGCGGAACCCCGGCCGTACGTCGGCCGTCTTGAGCGCGTTCTCCACCTTCACGATCACGTCTGGAAGATTCGTGGGCATACTTCACTTCCCGAAAGTCCGGACCTTGTCGTACCAGGCCGGGTTGTTGCGGAGCGCGAGGGCCATGCCGGCCGCACCCACCACGAGGAAGACCACCGCCACGATGATGTACGCCATTTCACACCTCACCTTTCAATACCTAGAAGATCCTCACCGCTGGCGCAGCACTTGGAACCGAGCCGCGCCAGGGCAAGGAGAATCAGTGCGCCGACCTACCCGATCCTCGGGCCGGGCGTGTCCGGCGGCGGGGGAGGCGGCTCGACCGGAGGAATGACCGGCGGAGCGGCCGGGGGCGCGGCCAGCGTGTTCGCCGCAACCGCAGCGGCGAGCGCGGCCGTCTTCGCGTCCAGCGCGTCGATGACCGCCTGCAGCCGCGCCGAGTCGTTGGCTGCCACCGCATCCTTGAGTTGCTGCGAGAGGCCGGTGAGCAGCACAACCGCACTCTGCTCCACCGCTGTGACCTTCGCGACTTCCGCCTCGAGAGCGTCCAGAATGTTCGCCATGGCGTGAATCTCCTTTCGCAAGCTGTCCACTGCTAGGGTTAGGGCTTTGAGTTGCTTCGCCGTGTTCCAGGGCCACATGGTCACCTCCCTGCGCACGGGGGGCACGGATTCATCAGTCTCCCCGCATTACAGCCTCCGTTGAGACGGTACGAGGGGTCCGGTGCCCAGCACGTCGAGGTCATTGAGTCGTAGCAGCACGGGCCGCCTAGTGGCACCGTCGGGACGACCGTGGGCGTCGGCCGCGGGGTCGCGATCGGCGTCACGCAGGGGCACGGACAGAGGCAACCTGACACAGGCGGGGGCGTGGCCACGGGGGGCGGCGTTGGTGGCGGGGTCGTGGGGGTGGGCACTGTTCCACTGCACGGCACCTGTGACTTCGCCCAGCCGGGCTTGCAGTCCTGGCCCAAAAGATCCGGCCACACCTCCTCACAGTGCCCAAGGGCGTCGCGGCAATACCCGTGCGTGCCCAGCGGGGCCGCCGTGGGCCGCGGAGTCGGGCTCGCTGCGGGCGTTGGGGTGGCCGTCGGCCCAGGGCCGGCCGTCGGCGTGGGTGCCGGCGTCGGCTGCGGACCTGGAGTCGTGCAGACCGAGACGACGTTGCCGTAGACGTAGAGGGAGCGCGCCGCGTACTGGCGCCCGCCTACCACGAACGGCGTGACCTGCACCGCGCCCACGTAGTATGGCCCCGAGCAGCGCCGCGTCTCGACCGTCACGCCGTCCTGATCCGGCAATCGCAGGGGAGCAGCCCCGCCGAGGTACAGGTAGCCGACTTTCCCGGCGCTCCAGACTGTCAGCAAGTCGCCCGAGAGCGCAATGCCGACTCCATTTACCGGCCCAGCCGCGGAGTGCCAGCGTACGGAACCCATCGCCACAGGCGCCCCGACGGTCGAGGTGTTGAATACGTTGAGGACCGCGTCCACCCCCGTTGCGACGTAGAGCCGGGACCTTGCCCCGTCCCACGTCCAGGAGCCGTTGAACAAGTTCGCGTCGGCGCCGGGGTATGTCCACATCCCGACCGTGCGCGGAGCCACCGGGTCGGACAGATCCACGACCGCGGCGGCGAGCGAGTCTGATAGGTTGCGGATCGCGAGGTAGCGCCGGCCGCCTTGCTCGAACACGTCGAAGGTCAGCGAGCCAGCCCCCCCGAGCGGGAAGGACCTATAGGCCCCGTCCATGCTGGAGCCCAGCGGGATGCGCGCGATGGAGTGCTCCTGGAGGGAGGTCTGCGAGAGCATCTCCGGCGTGACGGCCGGCGGATCGTAGACGAGGTAGACCCACACCGACGAATCGCCGCCAGCGTAGAGGCCCTGGCCCACCAGGTAGACCTTGCCCGCGTGCCAGAACATCGCGCCCGCCCGGTAACTCTGGGTGACCTGGAGCACCTGCTCCGGCTGATAGCCAACACTCAGGAAATGGTTGTCGGCCTCGCCTGGGCCGAACTTGAGTAAGTCCCAGCCGAAGGTGTGCAGGCCGGCGAACGCGTAGGGGAACCCGTCGAGGACGGCTAGCTTTCGAATGTGGTCCGTGATGCCGCTCCCGGTCCCCCCGCCTTCGGGCCACCACGGGAGGCCGAGTTGGCCCCCGGTGATCTTGACCGGGCTGAGAGGACTATTCGCGTTGAACACGTCGAGCGCATTCGGATACGCCCAGATGAGGTAGGTGACCCCGCCCACGGTCGCGACCGCGTTCTGCGATGACCCCGCGTTCTGGTAGTCACTTTCGGACGGATTGCCGCAGAGGTCCCGCAGGTACGCCGAGGATGAGTAGCAACCTTGCGCCGGGGCCCACGCCGCCACCAGGGCGGCCACTAGAAAGCCGAGGATTCGCTTGTTCATCTGTCCCTCCATTTCATCCGCTCATGCCCAGGTCGTAAAAGACGTGCTTCGGCGTCCGGTACGTCTCCGGCTTCCCGTGCGTCCACTCCGGCGGCCATACCTTCGCCGTTGGGGGCGCCTTGATTGCGTGGTAGTGCGTCGCTCTGTGCGTGACGTCGAGTAGCGTCCCGTCCACCGCCCGCTGCGCTATCCCGAGAGCGAGCGCGAAGTGGTGGTCCGCCTCCGCCGTGACCGCGAGCAACTTCTCCCGGTTCACGTCGTTTGGGTTCCAGCACGAGAACTGCCATGGCCACTCACACGCGCTCGCAAGCGTCCCGTCGCCATAGAGTGGGTGCGGGAAACCGTGCCTCCACACCCAGAGGGCAGCGAGCGCCGCGCGGTTCACGGCGACGCAGATGACCGCCTCCATGCCCTCCTCCACCTCTGGGGTTGAGAGGTCATCGTCGCCTCGGGCCTCCGCCCAGCCCGTCCGCGCGGTCACGTCCGCGTCGCGTTCGCTCATGGTCCAGGTCCCTTCGCGAGAGTCTCGATTGCGGTCGCGATCTCGACCTGCTCGTCCTGCAATGCCTTGATTCTCGCGTCCAGCGTGGCGAGTTGTCCCGGCAGTTCGGCGAACGCCCGCGCCTGGGCGTCAACGAGGTTCGTTCGCAACTGCGTCAACCGGGCGATCTCGGCTTTTCTCGTCTCGCCGGCTACCTTCAATTCGGTGGTTGCTAGGTTGCTCATTTGACCCCCGCTGACAACCGCTCAAGGATTCGATCGAGCCGAAGATTCATGCTGAGGAGACCTTCACGCACCTCACCTCTCAGCTCCCCAATCGAGACTCGCAGTTCCGCACTCTGCACTGTGGTTTCTCCCCTGAGTCGAGTCCCGACGGAACAATCGCGCTGGTGTTCGAGGACGGTCGTCTCGGAGATGGCCTTCATTTTCTTCTCGCTCCTCGAAAGTAGAAGAAGTGCGGCCGCGATGACGCCACCAGCTCCGGAGACTGCCGAGTACAAAGCGCTTGGGTCGAATCCATTCATCAAGTCCCCCTTATCCTCACCTCGCCGTCGGCACCTTGACCTCGGCAAAGTCAACATCGAGCTGGCCCGCGCTGAGGAACGCGGACAGGTACGCGGTCGGCGTCGTGACTGCGACCACCTTGTTCCCGCTCGCGACCGTCGCCCCCTGCGTCGCCGTCCAATACGCGGTACCGTCCGCGGCGCACCACGCCTCGATGACGATCCAGACGTTCGCGCCGAAGTCCACCCCGGTGTCCACTGCGTCCACCCAGAGTGAGTACGTCCCGGCCGGCGAGTCGCGGGTGAACCGCCAATCGAACACGCCAAGGATGCCGCGATAGTACGTCCCACTCCCGAGCGTGCCGAAACGCACGATCCACTTCTGCCGCCACACGGAGTCGGGCGCGAACATCGCGCCGGGGTTACTGAGTGCGATCCCGCCAGCCCCGTCAATGTGGACGATCCCGGCGTGGTCCGTCTCGGTGAGGTAACTGAGCGTCGGGGTCCCGCTGATCGTCCAGCCCTTCTCGCCGACGTAGCCGCTCACGATGTCTCCCGACGTGAAGTCGTCGCGGATGGACTGGAACTTGACCTTGCTGCTCGCGCTCGGGATGGTGGCGCCGTCTATTACCGGCACCTCCTCCCGCGCGAAGTCGGTCCAGTCGTATTCCTGGAGCGCGAGCGAGAACTTTCCGAACCCCTGCGTGATGCCCTTCACCCGGAACCACTTGCCGACGAGCGAGCCTGTCGTGCACCACACCGCGACCACATCGCCTGGGGCGATAGCGCACCCGTGCATCGGGACGGCCGCGCTCACCATGTTCGAGCGCGCGGTGGTCCGCTGCCACTGGAGCGCCAAGCGGTAGCCCTGGCCCGGCCCCGCGCACGCGAGCATCTGCTGCCGCAGTTCATCGGGCTGCACGGTACCGTCCATCACGTCCGCCGACTCGTACCGCATCGGCTTGACGATCCAGTCCGCCACGTCGTAACAACTCACCACGACAACGCGCGGGGCCGAGGTCTTCGCGCGGGAGAAGGTCACGACGTCGTCGGTCCCCACCGGAAGGAGCGGCATCTGGCCGGCCACCGCGGTTAGGTAGTCGCACAACTCGTGGTCCGCGTAGTGGACCTGCGTCCAGAAGTCCTTCGTGCTCTCCTGCACCCACGCGCCCCCGGTGTAGTTCCACGAGCATCCGCCCGCGTACAGGCTGGTGGCGGTCTGGTGCCAGGTCACGCCCGTGGTCGCCAGGAGCACGAGGTAGTACGTCGCCCCCACCGTGAGCCGAACCGCGGACAGGTCGAAGGTGATCTCCTGATTCGTGCCGGACGCAAGGCCCGCCGGCGTGGAGGTCGCGAGGTCCGCGCCCGCGAGCGTGGAGCGGAGGCGCAGGGTCGGGAGCGTGAAGCCGCCGGCCAGGTCGAGCTTGAGGACGGCCTTGATCCGCAGGCCGGGAGCCGTGAAGCTCTGCGCGCGGTCGGTCGTGCCGACCGGGGTCGTGCCCGTGAGCGGCCGGCACCCAACGACGTGCTGCTCGTCCAAGCCCGCGTACCACTGTCCGTCGGCGTAGTACACGAACCCCGCGCACGTGGTCTTGAGGAGATCCCTCACGACTTCGATGGCGGTGTTCCTATCGGTCACGGCGAACGCAGCCCGCCACCTCGCCTCGCCGTTCACTACCTCATCGCACCTATTCGCGCACGCCGTCCAGCTCGCGGCGTCGAAGTCCGCCGTGACCATGCGCGCGCCGAACTCCGAGTTCATCAGGATGTCGCGTGCGATCACGAAGGGGTTCTCGGTCCAGGCCGTCATCGAGGTGCGCCAGTCGAGGCACTTCCGGCCCTTGTAAATGATCGTGATGTCGGGGTTCCCCCCGGTCATGTCCGCGACCAGCGTGTCGAAGATGATGTAGACCAACGCGCGGCCGGGGAACGAGGAGTCCCACGAGGCATTCGGGACGGCCGTCAACTCGGTCTGCGCCGCGGTGCCAAGCCGGACCGTCACGGTGAAGCCGGCTTTTGCCGTCGGGTATATCTCGTCGGCGCCGTGGAGCACCTGCACAACGGAATCGACCTCGCCGTAGCCGAGGTCATAGACCATATGCAGCCGCTGGTCGGTGACGTTGCCCGCGTTGATCTCCGCGTCGCACACCGGGGGCGTGACCTTCTGCCAACCGTATCCCACGCGGATGACTCGGGACTCCGGTGTGTCCGAAAGGTCGATGGAGTTCTCCCGCTGCGTGATCGTGGGCGAATCGTAGTTCGGGGTCGTGTCGTACGTGACAATGTTCGGGGGAGGAGGTATGTCTCCGCCTCCCTTCACGATAAGGGGTGGCGGGACTGCTCCACCACTCCTGACGGTCAAAGTTGGAGATGAGGGGATGACCTTGCGCGGGAAGTCCGCCACTAGACCTCCTCCCCCGTGAGGTTCGCCGTGATGGTGTACAGATCCGCATCAACCGTCTTCGGCTGCACGTCCGAGGTGCAGCGCCCAAGCAAGAGCCGCTGGCCCTCGTACGTGATCGTGACTGCGGCGGCACTGACCGGCACGCTCCCCTCGACAAACACGACACGCTCGCGCCCGAGCGAGTCCGCCGTGATCGCGGTCTCCTGCGTAGGGATGTAGCCCCAGGCGGCGGACGGATCGCTGAGGTTCGCGTCTGTCCAGGCCGCCCAGGGGTGCCAGAGGGTGAAATCGAGGGAGTCGCCGGCGTCCAGAGCACAGAAGCCAAAGTACCGGCCAGTCGAACCGTCACCTACCGATGACAGAGAAATGGGAGTCCAACCCGTCCCGTGCACGACGGTCTGCAGCACTCCCGAGAAATCTGTGATCTTAAGATCTTTCGTCCCGTCCACCTTGATGTAGCCATAGAGACAGGTTTTCGAGCCGAGAGGCGGCATACCCGCCAACGAAGAAAAGATCTTGAGTATGCCTGTCCCGCCGCTCGTCACGATCCTTGTCGCCGTGGCAGGGCCGGACGGGGCCGCCTGGCCTGGAGTCATCACCACCGTCGCGCCGGAGTAGACCATCCACCCCGCGCTCGCCGCAGTTCCGCCGAGCGCCCACGCGCCGGGAAGATTCGCGTTGACGATTTGGAGACCATCAACGTAGAACGTCACAGCCTGGACGGAATCGGTGCGGATACTCAAATTGACGGACGTGTCCCCGGCGGCGACGACGCCGCTCATCACGATCGTCATCCACCTCTCGGCCAGGGTGACCGACACGACGTCAAGGACAGTGCCGGAAGGCTGCGAGACGAAAATCAACACCAAACTGCCAGCCCCACGAAACCGGACGGACGCCGACGCAGGTTGCGCAGCGGCGAGAGGCACACCGGGATTCAAGTAGAAACCTTCCCCGCTGCCCGATCCCGGGCAGACGGCCTTGAGCGACTTGGTGCCAAAACGCGCGTAGCTACTCGACGCTGAAAGCGTAGCCGCACCAAGAACTCCAAATCCAGTCGTGTCGGTCTCCACGCTGCTCTGATTCGCCGTGAGCAGGTTCGTCAGTCCCGCCACCATGCGGGGATCTTCCGAGAACAGGAGCCGGTTCGCGTACCCGAGGAAGTAGTCGGTGCCCGCCACTTTCGCGACCGTCGCGACCTTGACGACCTCGCGCGTGCGATACGCCTCGCGCCCAGCGAACGGGAACGCCGCCGTCAGCCCGTCGCCCGTGCCGCAAGCGACGTCGTCGAATGGGAGTGAGCTAGGTGTGTAGAAGTAGAACTTGACCGCCGGTCCCCGCTGCGTCCGGAAGAACCGCAGGATCTCCGCCGTCGTCAACCCGTTGTTGGTCCAGGTCCCCTGCAGGTTCCACCGCGGTGCGGTCCTGCGCTCGCGCGTCTGAAGCGGACCCGTCGGCCCTGAGAGCACGGAGGCGTCCCACGCCGGCATCGGGTCCGAGCCATAGTCCACTTCCCAGCGGGGCTTGAGCAGGTCGGTCATATCTCCCCTCCACCGACCACGATAAGGGGCGGCGATGGCGGCATGTCGCCGCCGCCCTTCACGGTCAGAGCCGGCGACGGCGGGACCGCTCCACCACTCTTTACGGTTAGGGTTGGGGATGGAGTTGGGTTCGGTTGCTGCGCTCCCACCGTGATCCCGAACCGCTGCGAGGATGCCCCCGGCGTGGCGACGAAGTAGCTGATCCGCGAGTTGAGCGTCGGCATGATCCGCATGGCGCCGAAGCGCCCTTGATTCCCCAGCACCACGCACCTGGCTCGCGTGTGGTCGCACCAGGTCTCAGCCCCGACGTAGCCGCACAGTTCCCCGTAGCCGAGGGCGCGCGCCGCCGGCGAGCCGAATGTATACGGGCAGGCATACCGGCTGCAGTAGACGCCCACCTTCCCGGCGTCGGACACCGCCTTGTGGGAGAGCGTGAGCTTCGCGACCAGGCCGCCGTATACGCAGCCCACCACGATCGCGCCGCCCAGGAGTTCGTCCTCCCCGAGCTGGGCGCCGGCTGCGGACCACAGGACTTCGTAGAGCGTGGCCGCCTTGCCCTCAAGGGCCCCCCGAGGCGAGCCGTCCAAGTCCACCAGGGAGACGGCGTTGTCAACGTTGGAGAGCTGCACCTCGAGCGACGGCGAGTCTCCGATCTGCCAGTCGCTCATCGCGAGCAGGCCATACGCGTAGGCATTCCCGCCGATCGTGACACCGGCCGGGAGGTCCGTCACCCGGATGGGTGGGGTGGTGTTGAGTTGGAAAGCGAAGCCGCCGCGGTAGGCGTCACCAGACGCCGCCGATGCGTGGCCAGTTGGAAGAATGCGCGGACTCATGAGGACCTCGAGGGGATGGCTATTGGAGCCGTCACAACGGCCGGAGCGAGTATCGAGAGCAAAGCCTCTGCGGCAGACGTGGCGGCGTAAGTGAGCGCGGTGAGAGCATCAACGGACGCGGTGGCTGAACCGGTCAAGTCGTCAAGGGCTGTCGTGGTAGTGGCGGCCGAGTTGGCGAGAGTCCCCGTGGCCCCGGTTGCCGCCTGCAGTGCGAGGGTCTGCGCATCTAGCGCCGCCTTGAGCGTGGCGTTCGCGTCTGCAGCCTCCTTCTCCCACCCGGCGATCTTCGCTTGCGCCGTGTCCTCGACCGTCTTCAGCCAGCCCTCCACCCACGCCCTGTATGCGTAGTCGGCGGTGTTGCCGGTCGCGTCGGCGTTGAGGCTCCACAGCGATTGGCTGTACTTCAGAATCTCCGTCATGATCGTGTTGACCTGCTCGCCGGATGTAGCCCCGCCAAGTTGCGCTTGCAGGGCGGCGAGTTGGTCCTTGTAGAACGCAGCCAGGTCCGTCGGGCCGGCTTCCTTTGCCTTCTGCTCCGCCCATCCTGCGTACGTGTCCGAGACCGACTTTGCGATGCCCTTGCTGTAGCCTTCGAGCTGCGAGATGTACTGGAGCGTGGCGTTGTACTGCTGCTGGCCGAGCGTCACGAGTTCCTGTGCGTTGGCAACCTGCTCCGATGAGAACAATTTGTCGGTGTTCGCCGTCAGGTCCTTCACCCGGTCCATCACATCGGAGAACCCGGAGAGGAACCCCTCGCGCAACGTCTCATTCACCTTCGCGCGCAACTCGTCCGGCGTGGAGCCGAGCAGTTTGCTCGTGTCGGTCAGGCCAACAAGCGCGGTGACGAAGTCCTTGAGAGCGCTCATCGCCTTGGCGAAGGTCTCCGTGTCGAACGCCCCCATGAGTTGACCGGCGCGCGCGCCCGAGACGCCCATGCCAGTGAGGCCAGCGGTCAGCATTGGCGTGTAGGCCTTGAGGACGAGTTGCGGGAGGATATTATTCAGCATGTCCGACATGATCTTGCTGGCGTCGGTCGTGTTCCCGCTGTAGTACGCGCCCATCCCGGCCGGGATGGTCGTGAAGTCGGTCTTCATCGTCTTGAGCACGTCGCGGAACCCAAGCGTGGTACTCATCAAGGCTTCGTTGACCTGTTTCGCCTGGTTCTGCATCGTGCTGGTGTCCGGCCCTCCATAGCCGAACAGAACCTTGGAAGTGTCGAGGCCCGCGGTGATGTTGTAGAAGTAGTCCTTCGCACCTGAGGATGAGAAGTAGGCGATCAGGCCGCCGACGAGTGCGCCGACAACGGCGCCGATCGCGGTTCCAATACCAGGAACGATCGAACCAATCTCAGCGCCAGAAACTGCACCCGAGACCATTCCACCGACCACGCCGATGGTTCGATTCTGCGTAGCCTGCGCGTAGAACGAGAGGGCGGTACCGAACGCGGCGCCGGCCGCCTCCCACTTCTGCGTGCTGGTCATGTCGCCCCAGCCGCCCTGGAGGATTCCCTGGAACCCCTTGTCACCAGAGAGCGGGCCCGCGCCACCGAATAGCGCTTCCTTCATCGTGTCGGAGAGCAGGGTCGCAGCCGTTGCCGCCAAGGCGCGCCACGTCTTGTCCCAATCCTTCGAGAAGTCAACACGAGTGAACGCGTCGTTGACCGCCGCCGCAAATCCGTAGGAGAGGATCTTCCCGCCGTAGGTGACGATCTCGTTGAAGTACGCATCGAGGGTCGCCTGCTGAATCATCTGGAGCGTGATCGTGACTACCGGCCGCGTGACGGACGCCTTATCGAGCTGAACATTCAACGCCTGAAGGAGCGTGATGTTCGTCGTGTAGACCTTGTTTACGTCGCCGAGCACCTGCTCAGTGGCCGCGAGTTGTCCGCGGTGGATCGCCTCCTTCGACGCCGCGTCCTCGATGTACTTTGTGACGCCGAGTTGCATCTGGCCGAGCGTGGCGAGCGCCTCTTGCCGGTCGTTTTCCCTCTGCCGCACGACATCGAGCTCGCCGCCGAGCGTGTTGAGCGCCGCGCGGTAGTCCTCTTCGGAGATCGCCTCGGCCTCGTACGCGCCCCTGAGCGTCTTCAGCTTTTCGTTGTAGTCGTCCGTCGCCCTGCGCACCGGGTCGAGTGACTGCAGCAACTTGTCGAGTGCCTTTTGTTGCTCCTCTGTGAAGCCGGTAGCCTTGTCGGTCGCTGTGGCGGCCGCGTCCTCCGCGATCTTCTTTTTCTCCAGTTCGGCGTTGGCAGCGGCCAGCATAGCGGTGGAGTTGCCGATCGCGATCCTGTATTTTTCTATGGCTGCCGTGTCGTCCCCGGCCGCCTTCGCCGAGTCCTTCATTCGAGCGATCGATGTTTGAAGCAGGGTGATCTGGCCCTGGAGTCCCGCGGTATTCATCAGGACCAATGCGGACTTGTACTGGTTGATCTTCTCGGTGTCCGACTCGGTGAACATCCCCCCGATGAGCGCGATCGCCGCCGTGAGCGGGTCTCTCGCGTCCATCAACTTCCCCACCGTCTCCGAGAGGCGCTCGCCCCACACCTTCGTTGCAAGGGCCGCGTCCGTCACCGACCCGGTCCAGAAGTCCACGACCGTTTTGAGGCCCGTCACCTGGAGAATGACGCCGCCGCCTGCCTCCTTCAACACGCCGAACTGTGTCGTCATCTTTTCCAACGAGCCAGAGGTTGTGGACGCCATCGCCGCGTCGAGGCCGCTCACCCGGGCCTCAACGTCCTTGAGGATCGCCGCGTCCGCGGACTGAATGTCGCCCGCCGCGACGAAGGCCGCAATCTGCTCCTTCTCCGTCTCGGTCAAAACGATGTGCGCCCTGCGGAGCCCCAGCGCCGCGTTCGCCGGGTTCTCCATCGCGCGGCCGAGCGCCATCGCCATGCTGCTGAGGTCGCCGCCGAACATGGCGGCCAAGTCCCCCGCCGCCTTGAGCGTCGGCTCGAACGCCGCGCCCCGCACCATCGTGAAGGTCGTCAGGATCGCAGCCGCCGCCTCCACCGACTCGTGCGAGCGCCCGGTGAGGGTCTGCATATCCTGCGCCATATTTCGGATCTGGTCGCCCGTCAGCCCGGCTGAGTAGCCCGTCGCCCTGAGCGCCGCGTCGAGCCGGACGACGGAGTCTTCGGCTGACATCGCCTCCGTGATCGAGTCCTTGATCGCCCCGAAGGCGGCCGTCACCGTGACGTACGAGCCAAACCCAGCGACGAGGCTCTGCCAATGGTCTTGAAGGAAGCCGAATTGACTCCCCGCGTCCTGGGAGGACTGCCCAACCTCGCCTTTGAACGCGCGGAGGTTCGTGATCGCGCCCGACGCGTCGAGTTCCGCCTTGAAGAGGATGTCGGCGTTATTCGGCATGGCGGGTCTTCTTGTCCTTGGCCTGATCGCGTCGCTTGGAGGAGACCGCCAGGAACGCGCTCTCGATCACCTGAAGCCCGGCCCATACGGCCGGCGTGTCAAGGTCGGGGGAGCCTTGGAGCCGAGCGGCCACGCCTTCGTATCGCATCCCCACCGCCCCTCCGAAGGTCACGTTCCACTGACTCGCGACCAGTTCCCATGCTTCCCAGCACTGCCACTCCCAGGATCCTAGTTTTGCGCGCCATCCTGATTCGGGGCCGAACTTGAACCGACGAACGGCGGAGGCGAAGAGCCTTTTTTTGCCGCGTCTTTCGAGAGCCCGCGCTCGCGCGCCCTCCCCAGCACCAGGAAGAACACGTCGAGGGCGTGACACAGGCCGTCGCGCAGCTTCGGCCCGTACTCCAGGCCGACAACCTCGCCGGCATCCGTCACGCCGAGCAGTGTCCGACCGCCCTTGATGATCTCCTCGCCAAGCGCAAGCCTCATGTCGAGGTCGAGTAGTGTTTTTCCGGTTCCGGTGGACGCCTTACCTTTGCAGACCGGGCACGGCTTCCTGACCACTACACCGGCTGCGATCTCCGCGGCCTTGTCCGTCACGTCCGCGTCGGCGTTGATCTCTGCGATCTCCAGAACCGTCATCGGCCTGACCTCGGGTACTTCAGTGGTGCCGTCGCACCGGCGGCAGATGCCGAAGCGCTCCTCCATGCCGGCCAGGTCTCCCTGGGTGAACGGCTTGATGAGTAGTTCGGCGACGGGCTGCCCCTCGCCGTTGATCTCAGGGAACTTCTCCCAGGAAGGCTCCTGGAAGCCACTCTGTACGCTCGCTGGCAACATTGTCGTTCCTCCGTTTCGATTCACTCCTCGCTTACTGCATGAGGCCGATGTACGTGGCCGTCAGGTTGACCAGGTTCACGGCGATGCTCGTCGCATCGGCGCCGTCCTGGTAGTAGCCGTATCCCTCGATGGTGACCTCGCGCTCGTTCGTCCCGGCGGCGACCGTGTCCACGGCCGTCCGATAGATCATCTGCTCGGGGAACAGGAACGACAGAAAGTGAGCGGGCGTGGTTGGGTGGTAGTACTTGAACTCGACCTTGTGCTCCGCCTCGCCTGTGGCGAGTACCATCAGCGTGTCGGCGTCCTCACGCAGACCCGTGAGGCTCACGGAACAGGTGGTCACGCCACCGAACAGGATGTACTTGGCGAACCTGTCCCCGTTCGGGATGTAGCGGACGGAGACCTGGCGCTGGATGGAGAACTTGCCGGAGACGGCGAAGTCGGACTGCGCGGTGTCGATGAGGATTCGCGCGTCCGCCATGTTCCAGAACGCGTCGGTGTACGCGGCTGGGGTCGCCTGCTCACGCGAGGCTGTGCCGAAGTTGCCTTTGCCCATGCCCGCGACGGTGAACGTGAGGCCCGCCTCGGTATCGGTCGTATCGATGTCGCCCTCGACGCCGACGATGGCGCACCCGTCTACAACTTCGCCCTTGGCCGCCTCGGTATCCCACGACTCGAAGCCGCAGGACAGACCGTCGGTGTGAACGGCGCCCGGCTTCATCTTGAACGTGTGGACGTAGGGCGAGCCGGCGACGGCGTAGTTCGGGAACATCTTGAACAGCAGAAGGCCGATGGCCGCCCTCTCGATGGGGACCACCAGCTTGTCCCCGTCCATGTGGAACCTGCCGCGCGGCGGCTGCGCCGGGTTGATGTCGCCGCGCAGCACGCGCGACTTCCCGATCGTCTGGGTCCGCCCGAGGTTGTGCGAGATCAACGGGAGCGTCCCCGCCTTCGTGACCGGCGACGGCCTTGTCCCGGCTGTGACCTCGCCCCAGATGGCGAGGGTGTTCTGCGGTGCGGTTCGGATGATGGCCATGGCCTACTCCTTTTCCTTCCTGCGGAATGCCTTCTCAGGATCCGCGTCCTGTACTTGGTTGACCGGCTCGACGATGACGCCGTGCTGCCGCATCGACCGCGCCTGGTCCTCGGTCAACTCCACCGGCTCGGAGGGGGTTGTGGTGATCTTCAGCGTCTCCAGCCCCCAGAACGTCCGGCAGTCCGCCGCGAAGGCGTCGTCCTCTGCCAACTTCACGATGTACCTCGCCATAACTCCTCCCTTATCCCGCCTGCCAGTAACTCCATCGCTGGGCGTACAGGAGGCCGCCCGCGGGTAACTTCTCGATCAGGATTGCCTCGTCAACGGCCCTTAGGATTCGGTGCGCGGTTCCGACCGTCACCTCAAGGCCCATGAGCGCGTCTGCTCCGGTCTCCATGAGCGAGAACACGTCCGTGCCTGCGGCGAGGCCCGGGTATGGCCCAGCGCCCGCGTAGTAGACGATCCACGAACGGTCGCAGTTCTGCCGCTTGCCATTGACCGTCGTGCGCCTCGCCTCGAACTTCCGGCCCTCGAATCCGACGCCGACCGAGGGCAGCCGCCTAAGGATCGCGTCAAACGCCTCCTTCGTGTTGATGGTCTCGATGGTCACCGGCCCCCATGCGGGCCCCAGAACCCAGGCACCAAGGGTGGTCGTCTGCGCGATCTGCAGGCAGTCGAGCCAGAAGGTCGCGGCTGCTATCCCGGTGGTCTGTACCGACATTGCCGAGTAGAACGCCGTCGCGGGAGCCATCATGGTGACGGAGAACCGCGCCCACGTTCCTACCGGCAACGTGAACGCGAAGTCGGTATGGGAAATCGCCGCGCCGGCCACCGTGTAGAACTCGATCCGCAGAACTACAGGGGTTGCCACTGCTCCCATAACCGAGACTGAGGCGACGTACGAAACGCTCGGCACGACCGGCACCCCGTCCAGGCCGGCCAAGGTCGTGGGGCCCTCACCCACTCCGATGCCGGGAGTGACAACCTTGAGCGATGCGACCCCGTCGACGAACTGCGCCGTGTCCCTCGTGATGGTCGCCCCAGCGAGTGACGCAAAGCCAGTCGTGTCCACCTCGACGGAGGACTGATTCGGCGTGAAGAGGTTCACCGCGCCCAGTCCTAACGAGGTCTGCATCAGCGCGCGGACCATCGCGGAGCGTACGGTGGCGACTTCGCTCATGCTCCCTCCGTCATGGTCGCGCGGCAATAATCGGTGATCTTGCCCGCGCTCGCGCTCGACAAGCCGACGAAAGATCGCTTCGGCATGATGAAACGACCGCGCCTGGAGCCAGTCTCTCCGCCGAACTGGTGGATGGCTGCATAGGGGAGGGGTGTGGTGCCACCCCAAAACATGACCTTGCCGGTGGCGCTGACCTCGTGGCCGGACCGCACGGCGCGGTGCAGCCTCCCACTATCCTCGAGGGTTGTGGTGCGCGTCGGTGACCTGAATGACTTGCCGGCAAACGCCCGCTGTTCCGCCTTGTAGAGCCTCGACTGAAATGCCGCTCGCGCCCTCCTGCTCGGTGGCCACGGGATACCCGTGCTCGGGTCCGCCTGGTTGCGGAAGGACTGGTTGCTGTCCTTGAACACCTGGGCGTCAGCGAATGCGCCGATCTTCTCAAGGTCGCTCCCGGTCCACCGCTTCACCAGCGCGTTGACCCGCGCATCGAAGCGGGAGAGATCCGCCTTCATCGAGAAGCCGGACATCAGATATCGGTCCCCCAGCCGATGTCATCGTCAGACGAAACGGCGGTCCCACCAGAAACGAGATCCTCCGTTGAGCGCACCGCCTCCGGGGGTATGAGTTGGCGCTGCGTGATGCGTTTCAGTTCGTCCTCGGCTCCCTTCACGACGGCGTCGAGGGTGGTCTCGACCTGCGTCTCTGGCCTCCGGCTGTACAACCCGGCGAGGCAGAGCCGGGCACAGAGCGAGATCAGGAACGCCCCGGGGACAGCGACCGGCACGACGAAGCTAGCCGACAGGAGCGCCGCATCGATCCGCGCCGACGCGTTCGTGAGTGCCCCTGTCAACACGGCCGCGTCCGCTATCCCGTCCGCGTTGTCGTCGGCTAGCAGGATCAGCGTCTTGCTGTCAACGTAGGTCGTGAGATCCGCAGCAACCGCGTAGGGCATTAGACCTTACCCTTGCCACCACGCGGCACGGCGTTGACCTCCTCAGGCGTGGCGACCATCGTCTCGACGGCCAGAGGGGCCGAGGGAGCTTCCAGGTCGTACCGATCGGTGGCGGTCATCATCACAACCTCCACCGGCTCCGTCACCGGATGAGCCTCGATCTCGATCACCATGTCAGGCGTAACCATCGCCTTGTAGCGAGGACCGAGTGAGTCAATCGGCGTGAACGCGGGAGCGAGTCTGTCCCCGAGGATCACGTTGAACTTGAGCACCTTCATGAATCCTCCCTTGAGTCACGCGGACCGGGAGCCGGGTCCGGTTCCGCACCGCTGGCCCGGCCCCCGCCGCCTTCATGGCCGCCCCTAGTTGCGGCCTTCGCGCCTTACGTCAAGACGCCGTTCATGATGTAAATGCACGGCGCGGCGACTTCCATGTCCCACACGTTTTCGACTGAGTACCACTGCGTCTTGGCGCTCAGGTCGGGGTCACGCCAGGTCACGACGGGGAAGTCCCCGCCGCCCGGGAATCCGGTCTGCCCGAATTCCTCCACGCTGGTCATTGCCTCGGGGTCGGTTGCGGCCGCGGGGTTGACGTAGAACAGCGTGGCGTTGGCGACGTTCCAGATCCGCGCGAGCGCCGGCGCGATGCCGGCCGCTGACGCGTTGACCACGCCGCCAGGTACCACGACGTTGAGCCCGAACACTACGGGCGGCAACTCGCCGTTGATGAGCAGCCGATCGTCGGTGAACTTGCGCAACACCCGTACCGTCGGGTCGCGCTTGAACACCTTGGCGACGAGCGGGGGGAGCAGGAGGTGCGTCGGTTCCAGACCGCAGGCCAGCAAGAATGCTTCCTTGGCCGCGTCGATGTTCGCCTCGATGACCACGTTGGCCGCCGCGTCCCACCGGACTGCAGGCTGCGCGTGACCATAGAGTCCGGTGTTGCCGGCGATGGTGCGGAGTGCGAGTTCCTTGCCGCGCCGGATCGACCACACCATGCGCTGAATCTTGGCCCGCTCGAGGCCGGCCGGGTTCGGTGTGTTGGCGAGGTCCTCGTCGGTGATCTTCTGCTTCTTCGCGTGGGCATACGCCATGCCCGTGACCCAGGTCAACCCAGCATCGGTGTCCTGGTTGGCGGGTGCCCCCGGCGCACGCAGATCGGCCGTGTCGTCACTCGTGTACTTCCCGAGATCCCACACGCCGTACTTGAATTCACGGTTCGCGACGGTCCTGCGGGGCACAATCTGCTCCACCGCGAACCCACCGCCAGTCCCGTACTCGACAGCGATCGCCGTGAGCAGTGGGTCTGGCCTCAGATCCCTCGGTCCTAACATTGTCAAAGCCTTCCTTTCCCCTACTCACGCTTAGGCGGTGAACAGGATCGCGCCGGAATGAAGCACCGTGCCGTTCGGCAGGATGATGTTGAGGTAGATCGTGTTGGCGCCGGTGAACGCGAACGTCAGGTCGAACAGGCCCGTGGCGCTTGTGGTGATGTTCCACACGAGCTTGGTCGTCTCGATGGTGTTGATGTAGCCGTTCGTGACACAGGTCGCCTCGTTTGTGAGCGTCGTGCTGCAGGCCACCAACCCGGCCGCGTCGTTCGACAGATAGGCGGTCACCCCGATGGACTGCGTCAGGGCGTTGCCCAGGTAGTCGAGCAGGGCGACCAGCACCTTCATGCTGTGCGAGGACGCCGGGACAGTGATCGTGCCCTGCGTCGGCAGGCTCGCCGTGCCGCTGTACTTCGTCTGCGGCCACAGGAACACGTTGCAGAGCTCACCGATGCCACCCGTGACGTTCTGCGAGTAGCCGACGATGTTCTGGTCGCCGGTTGCGCCGGCGGCGACGACGCGGCCAACCGCGTCAGACACCAGCGCGGTTCCCGGGGTTGCCAGGGCCGCGCCGCACTCGATCGGCACGATGCCGGCCATGAGCACGTCAACCGCGTCGAGCGCGTGAGCGGAGTTCTGAACCACCCCCAGGGCCCGCGCGTTCGCCGTGCACACGATCACGAACTGCGGATCGGTGTCGGGTTTCACGAGACGGTTCGGGAGCAGAATCACGCTCGTCGCCCGTGTCGCCTGTAAAGAGACCTGTGTTTCCAGCTTGAGTGCCATCTCATCCTCCTCAGTTGCTCTTGGCGGCCGCAGCGCCCAGAGCCTCGTACGCCTCGCCGAGGCTGCACTTGTGTTCCTGGGCGTAGGCGGTGACCTTCTTGACCACGGCTTCACGATCGTCCTCGTCGGCAGGCGACAGCGACAGGGCGAGACGCCCAGCCGGTGCCAGCGGAGTCGGCGGTGCAGACGCGAGCCACTCCTTGAACAGCGGCTCGCTCGTCTCGGCGAGCTGGCGCGCGAACGCGCGCGCCTGCTTCTGCTCAGCGGTAAGCTTCTCGCTCTCGAACGGGATCCGCCCGAGCGCTTCCGCGCGGAACATGGCGGACTCGACCTTGAACGCCTTGAGACTGGCCTCGGCCGTCTCGACCCGCTTGTTGGCCTCGGCGAGTTGAGCGGAAAGCGGCTCCGCTTTGGCGGCCTTCTCACGCAGCCCTGTCAGCTCCGAGAGCGCCGTCTTCACCTCTTCGACCGAGGCGTACCCCAGTTCCTTGAGTACGTCCATGTTGCCCTCCCTTTCGGCGCCGTCCTCGGCGCTCTCGTCCTCCTCGCTCGATGCGAGTAGGTTTGCACTTGCGGCAACGGCCTGGAGGCCGTGAATTGCTGGGCTGTTGGTGAGTCCCGCACCCAGGATCTCCGGGAGCACCTCGCCGGTGCTCCGGTCCCGCCGTATGACCGCGCTCATGTAGCGGTACTCGCGATCGCGGATCCGGCGCAAGCCCTCGGGGGTCCACTCCGGTTGCAGCCAGACGCCTGCCATCGATTCGGGCTTGGAGGCCAACGCAACCGCCTCCGGTCTGTCGATCTGGAGCGCCGTGATCCAGCCGGCCGCCGGCGCGTCGTGGAAGTCGGTGAGCGAGGCGTGGTTGTAGTCGATCGGCAGATCGACCTTGCGGTTGGCGAAGTTGCTTTCCATCTGGGCAGCGAATGCCTCGTCAATGACGATCGGAGGCCGGCCGTCCACCCGCACGTTGATACCCCAATGGAAAAGCTGCGCTGGCTTGATGGGTTGTCCCTCGATGGTCGGGCTTTGCAGTAGGTCGATAGCGGCGAAGGCGTAGCCGCGGTCCAGATCCTCAAACGTGACCGCAATGGACCGGACGGCGTTCGCACTCGTGCCGTCGATCTGGTCAAGCAACCGGGCCGCCGCTTCGGCGATTGACGTCGCCCCCTGCTGCGCAGCCCGGCTCTTGATCGCAATGACGGCGCGCCGGAAGACCTTGCCGCTCTTGCCGAACGGGTAGTTGTACCTGGCCTTCGTTTCCGGCTTCGCGCTATCGTCGGTGCCGAGGAACCATGAGGCAAACCCATCCCAATTCGGAGGGTCACCGAGCATCGCGTTCTCTTCGTCGGCGCTGATCGCCCACGCGGAGGACTTGTCCACTTTGCCCGAAGAGATGAGCGACTTCGCGTGCTTCTCTGAGGCTGTGTTCAATTTGACGCTCACGCTGCCCTCCCTTCATCAGGCGGTGCGAGGCGCGGGTTCACAGACAAACCGGCCTGCAGGATCTGGTCGAGCAGGCCCTGTTGGACTTCCGCAGTGAGGCCATTGACAGAAGGCGGCGCGTCGAATCCCGGGGCGATGTGGTCCAGGGGTGGCGGCCCCTCGTGCATCGTGGCGCCGAGCTTGTCGAGCTCGTCAGCGTCCGCGGGGATCACGGTGCAACGGCAGTTGCTACAAACGAGTCCGGCAGCTATAATGAGGCCGGTCGTAGATTGGAGATCGTAGACATGGCCGGACCAATCAACCTCGCAAACATCAATGACCTCATCGAGCGCCACAAGAGCGGGGTATCGCTCAAGCAACTCTCGGAAGAGACCGGCGTCAGCCGTGACTCCCTCCGCCGCCAGTTCCTGAAGTGCGGCGTCCAGCCTCGCGGTCGCTCCGACGCGGCGGTATGGAGGGGTCGACGTGACCCCGGCCATGTTGCCCGACGCCTCGCCGCTATGTGGGCCGCCCGCCGGGGTTCCAGGTGTTCCGATTCGGTCAAGGCGAACGTCACCCGGGGACGTGCTAGAAACATCACTCACGTTGGACGGTTCGAGCCGGAGGTGCTTGCAATCGCCTCCGACTTTGCCAGCGACGCGGTCCCTCAGCACCCCCTCGGATCCCGCAATATCGACGTGGCCATTCCCTCGCTCCGCATCGCCGTGGAAATCACCACTCACGATGTCAGCGGTGCGCATGCCAAAGATCTCAACGAGCGCGCCGAAGACTTCGTCAATGCGGGCTGGCTCATGCTGATCGTCGCGTGTTTCAGGCGTCGGCCTCGGACCTTTGGCGGCCCTCACTTTTTCAGCGCCGACGCAGTGCGCGAGCACCTTGCTACCCTTGTTGAGTTCGCACGCGGCGACGAAACCCGAGGGGGTGGCTATCGGGTGATTCGGGGTGACGGCGAGGTGATTTCCCCTCGCAGTCTCAAGCTCGATCACCTTCCCCGCGTATAGCATCCGCGTTCCAGCGACGAACGATCCGGACACTGCGGTTTCGGGCCGGAACGAGTTGTAGTGAATCGGGGTCCACAACTCCGGCGGGAACTCATCGCGCGGCCACGTCTGCCCGTCGAGCGCGAGACACTCCTCGTCAACGCGGTCATCGTCAATCGCGTCCCACACCAGGAATTCAACGTTCGGGTTGCCGGCGAGCAGATCGTACCGCTCGCCCTCCATGACCGTCCCGAGCGTGGTGTTGAAAATCGTCTTCTCATGCCCGGCGCCCAGAGGTGAGCGCCACCCGAGGTCATCGAGCATCGAGAGCCAGTCACGGAGAGTGCCGCCCTCCTGCATGATCGTGACCAAGGACTCGCGCAGGCTTTCCAGGACCGAGAGGTCGGTGACGCTGGCCACGCTCCACGCCAGATCCCACACCCCATCACCGAGTTCGCCAGCGATCCGCGCTATTTCGTCCGCCGGTAGGGCGAGTTTGTCGGCGAGGATCTTGACCATCGCATCGGGCGACACAGGCGTCCACACCGGCAGGAATGGCGGGGTCGAGGGGGCGTTAGGCACTCTGAGCCGCCTTACGCTTGCGGGCCCGCTCTGCCTGTGCCATGCCGAGCAGCCGGCCGTTGAGACGCGCTGCGAGGATCGCCTTCTGCAGCACGAGGGCGGCCGGTTTGATGTTCTCGGCGGTCAAAGCCTCCTGGAGTGCGCGGTCCACCTCGGTCAGCGTCATGCCGTCGTGTAGCCGCGCCTTGAGGCCGGCCATCAGGCCGCCGTCGAGCGCCTCACGGAGGGGCCCTGAGGACGCGGCCGCGATGCCATCGAGCGCCTTGTGCATCGTCCCGACGCCAGCGCGGTACTCCTCCACGTCTCCCGGGGTGCGCGTGAAGACGCTGCGGATTGCCCGCAGGAGGCGCGCAGCAAGGCCGGTAGGCGGTTGAGTATCTGCGGCGCCCTGCGCGCCGTCACCGGCCGCCGCAGCGCCGTCCTGACCTACCTGGCCAGCCGCCTTGGCCTTGGTTTGCGCCTCAAGGAGCGCGATCTGCTGTTCGGTCTTAGCGGCGTCGGCCGCGAGTTGATCGTCGCTCGGCGCTTCGAGGCCCAGCTCCTCACGTACCGCCTCGTGGTCGAATTCAATCCCTGCCTTAAAAGCGGTAAGCACAATCTCCGCACGGTGGAGTGGAGTTGTCTCGCGCTCCCACGAAAAAACGGTGTGCATCACCTTCTTACCGCCGGCGTGAATCTTTTCGACCTTGCTGACAACCTGGGAGTCGATGGCGTCGGCGATCACCCGGGCATCCGCCTCGACGAGCGAGTCAAACGTGCGCTCGCGGACTTCATCGGACGCCCTCGCCCCGCCGGTGCCCTTGGTCACGGTGCTCTGCTGCCCGATGATCGATTGGGTCATGCCCGCATTGCAGCGATCCCACAAGGTGTCAAAGTTGGCGGTCGCGGCACCGCGCGGGTCGCTCATCAGGTCGATCGTCACGTTGTTCGCGTGGACGATCAGACCGTGTGCGCGCATATCCTCGAGCGCGTCGAGGAGGGTCTGTTGAGGGGTCTTCGCGCCCTCAGGCGGTGGCGGTGCATTGGGATCGTAGGAAGCTTTGAGGATCGGGTCGCCGAAGCGTTCAAGGTACTTGCGCCAGTCCCGCGCGAGATACGCCTTGGTGATCCACAGGCCGACACAGCGGCGCAGGCGCGCCGCGCCGGAGGGATCATGCTCGCTCGCGCGGATCGCGAGGACCCTGTCAGCGATCTCCGGGTCATCGGTCGTGAGCCACTTCCCGGTGGCGAGGGCGACGTAAATCGTGCCCAGCATCGCGTAGCCTGCGGCATAAGGAAGCTCATGCAGGGCGATGACGCTCCAGTCAGGCGCCCACTCGATCTCAAGGTTGGCGTAGCCGAAGAGGCGGAACATCGCAGCGTGTTCGAGGGCAAGTTGGTTGAATGCCGTGTCAGGTAGTTTGTCCTGGACGCGCTTCACGTCGGCGTCACTGGCGTTGTCAACCGGCTCAAAGCGCCATCGGGCACCAGCGAGCGCGAGGCAGCGCTGGTCAACCGCGTTGCCGAGGTCCGTGTCGCGCGCGATCATGGTCTCGAAGAGCCGGCGCTGCCCGTCCGAGCTGGAGGACCCGGCTATGACGCGACCGAGAACGACCTCAGGCGTGAGACCCGTATCATAGGCTTTGAGTTTTTGCCACGGAGAGATAAGCGCGCCGAGGCGGTCAGTCGACGCGCCCATATTCCACCCCCGCCCATGCCACCCCGACCGCCATCAACTGCCCGCCCTCCACACCCAATGACCCCTAGAGGGTCACCACGCACAATCAATCTGCGGCCGGACAGGTACCGTTGTCAAGAAAAGCTACAGGTAGCGTGCCTACAGGTTGCGCCGTTTAGATGTCAGCAGTCCCGCCAGCCCAAGAGCGGGCGCCACCGACGGCGACGGTGATCGGGGCCGTGCCCTTGAGCAGATCGTAGGCCGCGGCGAGAGCGTCCACCTGGTCGTCGGCCGCGTCGTTGATACCCGTGAACGAGGCAATCTCACTCACGAACGCGTCGAGCCAGGGAGCCTCGCGCGGGACGAGGACAGTGCCCTGCTGGCGCTCTTCGGGGTTGCCGTTCCACGCCGCCGCTACCGGCTGGGCGCGGACGAACTTGTCGGCGGTCGCCGGCTCGCCGGCAAGGTGCAGCGACGACTTCAGCTCGTTCATGAGGTCGATCACGCCCTTTTCCGCGCCGGCGTAGTAAAAGCGCATCGGCGCCCATGGGAAGCGCACCCGCAAGGTCTTGAGTGTCGACGCGAACTCGTTCGCCTGCACCTGGCGGCGGATCACGTCGAGCACGTAGAAGAACCTCCCGTCACAGGCCAGGACAATGGCGACGGACGAATTGGCCGATGTCTTCGCGGTGAACGCCAGGTCGACGCCGATCGCGATTCGGTAACCAAGCGCCGGCGGCGCATTGTAGAACTGCACGTCGCGGAAGACCGAACCGCCACGGGGCCGCGGGCTGCCATCGTACAGGCTCGCCCAATCGTACGCGCCGACCTCGATCCGCTTCCGCGCAAGCGCCTCCTCCGGCCAACGCGAAGGCCAAAGCGCCGCGCCGAGAGGTCGGCCGAGTGCATCTCCGGCCTGAGCGATCGCCGGCAGGTTGATTGACTCCCAGCCGACCGCCGCATCCTTCGACAAGCGCCCGATCAGGTCATCGGGATGCCAACGGCCGTGCACGACGAAGACCGAACCCCCGGGCTCGATGCGCGTCATAAGCGTCGAGGTGAACCACTCGTGAATTTGGTCGCGGAACGTCTTCGACTCCGCCTCCGCGCGGTTCTTGTGGGGGTCGTCAACCAGCGCGAGCTCGAGGCCGTGGCCAGTGAGAGGGCCTCCGATGCCGGTCGCGAGCAGCCCGCCGAGTTTGGGTGTGCGCCACTCGTGGAGTGCGGCGCTGTCCTCGCGCAGCACGACGCCGGCGCGCAACGCGTAGTCGCGGGCGAAACGGCTCTTGCTCCGCGCGAGCTCCGCGGCGTAGGTCACGTAGCCGATCGTGTGCTCGGGCCGGCGCTTGAGCCACCAGGCGATCGTGTGAAGCAGTAGTTCCGTCTTCCCGTGCCGTGGCGGCAGGGAGATGAGGACGCGGGCCTCGTCGCCATGCTCGGCGCGCTCGAGCGCCTCGACGAGCGGACGCAGGTGGTCGGGTCGCTCCCAGTGCGGCGTGAGCCAAGGGACGAAGTCGGCAAGGCCGATCGAGCCCGTGCCGCCGCTATCGGAGCAACTTAATCGTTGCGCCAGGCCCAGCGCCGACCGTTCGAGCAAGTTCCTGCCCGATGAGATCGAGGGTTTTGGGGTCACTGATATACTTTCTGACTGCCGCCTCCAACATCGCCATGAGAGTTTCGGCCTGCTTAGCTGTGAGCACCTGTTGCTGCTCGACTAGTCGCTGGCGCTCAGATTCCACCAACCGCGCGCGGTGGTTGACAATCTGCACAATTTGGGTCCAACGCTCATACTCTGAGGAGCCCGTTTGGATCGCCGACTCGATTTCCATCAGGGCAGCGATCACCTTCTCGGACGTGACTATCTCGGCAAGGGCCGCACGGAGTGCACGGTACGCGTTGGCAAGGACATGCCACGTCGCGCCGCTCTCTGCCGATCCAAGGCGCGCGAGCAACTCGTCGCGCCGCGCTTTGAACAGTGCGATGTCATCGAGTAGTTCGAGGATCTCGGGATCGTTGCGGGCTTCGAGGAATCGCGCTCGCAACTCCGGCGACATGATGGCGCGGATGGCTTTCGCGTCCTTGCCTTTGCCCTTGCCTTTCCAGTGGGGGGACGCAGGACCCGAAGGGGTGCGGCCGCCATGGTTGTAGCACTTGCCTTCGCCTAGGTGTTCCGTGTCTTGTCCCGCTACATTGAGGCACAGCGCGCCGCCCTTGTTTTTCGAGTGGCCAGTGCAGTAGGCGCGGCCGTCCCTCGTCCTCCGGACGCCGTCCTCTCCAATGAAAACCTGGCGCGACCGTCGGACCTTCTCCGGCGCTGCGGGCTGGATTGCCTGATCGGTCACTTCTTGATCTCCGAACCGCAGGGATACTTCCCGTTGAGAACCTGATGGTAGGTGAATTCAACTGTTCCATCCGCCCTTTTCTTACGAACGATCTTTAACATGCCGCAGCGCGTGCAGGTTTGCACCAAGACCTCGGAGTTGCGCGGCTGCCAGTCGTGATCCTGATCGCTCATTGTCACCTCACTCCGCGGTTTCCAGCATTGCCCTTCGGTATTGCTCGATCACGGTCCGCCACAGTTCCGGCTTGTCAAGAAGTCGAGCGACCGCATCCTCCATGGTTTCAGCGCTTGGAAACTGTTTGATTCCGGCTCGGAGCCGCGCGGTCCCATCCTCGGCATCCCGCTTGTCTTGGACGTACCCGGTTGCTCCGGCTGCCATCCGCAGGGCCTCGCCTGGGTGCATCGCGTGCTGTTCGGCCATGCGTTGAGCGATGTCCGCGAGTCGCGAGGCCGCCTCCAACTCCTCTGCGGTTGGGACGTGAGAAAAACCGCTGATCGCGATTTCCCACCTCGCTTCATCCTCCAGCCGTTCGCGAGCACTTCTGAAGGCCAGCCGCAACGTTCTCAGCCATCCAAACATCGCTCACCGCCTTTCCTCCGCCGCTTCATTGTACGATCTCCAGTTTTGGGGGCACCTGCTTGGTCACGGTCCACAGCCAGGCCTTCGTCGCCGGGTCCTGCTTTCTGTTCATCGTGTAGCTGGGCTCCAGTTCCTCGGGCGTGATCATGGCGGTGCCTCCCTGCTGCACGACGAGGGCGCAGAAGCTCAGCGTCGACGCGCGAAGCTGGTCCGCCATCTTCGCTATGCCCGCGTCGGCTATCTGCAGCCGTGTCTTGAGCTCGTCGATCTCGACCTGGGCCATTCGCAGCATCGTCTCGACCTTGACAATTCCGGTTCCTAGCTCTGACATGATGCCACCTTTCCCCTGTGCGCCTTGCGACGTTTGCGCTTCTCGAGGACGTAGAGTCCGTGCTTGACCTGGCCCAACGAGTGACGGTACTCACCCGTGCCCTCTTCGATCGCGCCACATTCGCACCGATAGACACGTAGGCGAGCAAGCCGCGCACCAGGCGCGTCGTTCGGCCTGCTGTTCACGCATTTCATCGGCCGGCCACAGTGGGAGCAGATCACGGGCGCCTCACGTTTTCGAATCGAAGCGACTCACAAACGTTCCGCCCAGCCTCGTTGAGAGACTGGAGTCAACGACCCATCCCACGGGCATATTGGTTCCGTCCAGGACGAACCTCGGCGTGAGTCGAATGCCGTCGATGAACATTCCGGTGTTCCCCTGAAAACGCATGAGGAGGACGCCGATCGCGCGCTCACATTCGGCCTTGAGTTGTGCAATCTCCGCTACGGTTTTGCCTTCCATGGAATCTCCTTTATGGTCACCTGATTCTGGCACGCCCCGACCTACCACAGATCACGCCTTCCGCCTCTCCTCCATGTCGAGTACGGCTGCGAGGGGCTGCCGGCGGCCAGCGGCGCCACGCCGACTCGCGCGCGCCAGCTCAAGTACGAGGGCAAGCGGCTCAGAAGCGTACGCCCAGCCCAACCGTACCGCGTCCGAATACCAGCGCAGCGCGCAATTCGCGCACAGGACCCGCGAGCGCACCTTCCCGCTAGTCACGACCTGCGGATTGAGGGCGGCGTGCTCTCCATGCCCGCCATCGCACAGGACGGGCCCGCGGCGGGGCCTACCGACTGACGGGCGTTTCATCGAAGCCTCCCTCCTCAAGGTGACGCTGTTCCGTGAGCTGCGGGCGGTGCAGGTACATCGCGACGCCCGGGTCGAGAGGGCGAGGCGCGCGCCGAGTCTGCAGCCAATCCACGAGGCAGAGCACGCCCGTGACCGCGGCGAGTCCGCCCACCGAGCAGAGGATCCATGCGAGGGCGGTCATGTTGGGTCTTCCCCCTTATCGACTTGCCTCTTGATCGCTGGGTGATGTTCGGCGTACTCGGTCGCCGCGCGGTGCACCGCGGACATGGCCTCGAACCAGCGCGGATCTCGCGAGGGCGTGCGCGCCATCTTCACGGCGAGCAGGGCGACTCGCTGCGCCTCGTGGTCCTGGCCGGTGGGCAACTCTGCGAGGAGCGCTGTTGCGACCCGTGTGACCACCTCGCGGATGAACGGGCAGGGACCGGTGCACTGAGACGATTCGACTGACGCGCGGAGCACCTTGGCCTTGGACTCAGGCGGCGCGACAGTATCCACCCCAGCCCGGCGGGCCTTGGTTTCCACCCGCCCGGCGTCCTGCTTTGCCTGGAGTTCCGCCCGTTGCTTCGGTGTCATCGCTGCGTTGCGGGCGCGCATCCGCTCGGCCGCGGCCGCTCGCATCTCAGGAGTCCACCGGTTAGGATCTGCTCCACCCTTTCCAGGCATCACTCGCCTCCTTTCGCAGCAGCAGGTTCAACGCCAACCGAGCGCAGAATGATGGCCTTGAGTCGTGCGATCTCCGCCTGTGCCTCGGCAAGCGCGGCGCGATCAGCCTCCAGATAGCGCAGCAACGAACTGCCCTTGAGGTATAGCTCATCGATCTCTGCCAGCGCCTCGAACATTCGCTCACGAGTACGGAGACGAAAGCCGTAAAGTACCGCCTGATGATTCAGTCCGGGTGTGTTCTCACTCATCCCCGCCTCCCTTCGGCCGCGCCAGCACCGCCAGCGCCTTGTCCCAGTCCGCGAAGCGCCAGAGGTGGTATTCCTGCCCGGCCGCAGAAAGCACGGCGGCCCACCACGCCTGATCGAGAGTCAGTTGCCCGGCATCACTCTTGAGTTCGGCGAACACGATCCGGTTCCAGCGCTGGTGTGCGAGCACTAGGTCAGGGAATCCCGGCTCGCTGCCGCGGCTGTTGAGTGTGTGGTACGCCCTCCACCCGAGCCGCTTTGCCGCCTTCACGAGTTGCGCTTGAAAGTCGGCCTCGTCAGCGAAAGGCGCGCGAGTGGCGAACCAGGCGGCGGAGACGCGGAGAGGGGTCACGACTGACCCTCGTACTTCTGCTTCAGTCGCGCCAATTCCCACCGCTCGCGTTGTTCCAAGAGATCGGCCTCCTTGCGCTTCGACGGGAAACCGGCGATCCCCGAGCAGTACTCATCACATCGCTCGCACGCCTCGGCTTCCTCCGGCGTCTCATGGTCATGTGTGGTGTCCCCAAATGGGCCGCCACCATCCTCGTCGCTCGTTGCCGTGAGCCGCCATCTCCCGGTTGGTTCCCCGTCGGTATCGGCGATCTCGCGGGCTTGAATGAACCATGCCATTGCTACCTTCCCTTCCCCTTCTCCAGCACCAGCCTTGCCCCGCAACTGCACACCTTCGCCGGTCGCTCCCTCACCAGCGGGTCGAGCGTGTGAAGCCGACCGCAAGGGCACTGCACCGCGACCAGCACGCGACCGTTGACGCGGAGAGAAGTGCGGCGGGGGAGAGGCGCGGGGGTCATGGACCAACCTTCGACAATGCCCGAAATTTCACTCGCGCCAGCGCCGCGCATGCCATGCCAAGGGTGACATCGAGATCCCCAACGTCGAGACCCCACTTGAATAGGTCAAACGCATCGGTAAGCTCAAGCACCTTTGGATAGACCTCTGCGAGACGTTCAATGCGCCGCTCAAGTTCGTACGCCACGCTGATGTACCCAGACGGTGCGCTCATGGCCGCCACTCGATGCCCGGATGCCCTGGGGCGAACAACTCGCTCACTACAGGATCACCCGGCAAGGTGATCGCTCGGTACTTGCGAGCGTTGGCGAATTCCTTGGCACCCCGCTTCTCGCAGAGCACGGCAGCGCGTTCGCGCTCCTGGGGCGTAGCGCGGACCGCGAGCTTGAAACCGTGGCCGGCGGAGAGTACGGGATGATCGCTGTCTCGCAATTCCTCGAGGGCGTCCCGCACGCGGCGGCCAGCGGTCGAGCGCTTCCACCGAAGGCCCAGCCGCTCGCAACCGTAGTCGAGCACTCGCTCGGTCAGAACATCCCGGGGGACCGCTGCGGCTGTGCAGCCGAGCGACGCGAGGATGCATTCCCTCACCCAGGCACGGGAATCGTCACGCTGGCTTCTCATCGGATACCTCCAAGGGTGGCTGAGGTTCCACCGCTGGCTTCGTGTTCATGAGGTTGACTGCAGCACGAGCAACAAAATCCGCTCTTACATCCTCGGGCGCGATCTTGTTGCGATCGAGAAATTCCCATCCGCGGTGTGTCAGGCATTTCGGATGGTGTCTCTTGTCCTTGAATCCACACCACGCGCATCCGATCCGATTCCGCTTGTCAACCGGAACGCCGCGCCTTTGTTCAAGAGCCTCGCGCAAAAGCCCACGGGCCTCGTACAATTCCCCCGCCATTCCAGCCAGGATCCGCAGGGCGTCGTGGAGCGTGAGCGTCTCGGCCTGCTCATACTCCTCAAGCGCGGTCACGAGTTTGCTTGGCACTTCGGGCATAGCGGGTTTTCCTTTGCCTCTCGGGCGGTAAGTTGGCCGTGACAGTCGGTGCAGAATGCGAGCTTCGAACTTGGAGGCGCCGTTGACGGCGAGGCGTTCTCCTCTTTCCAACGCTCCTCCCAAGTGGTACAGGCGTCCTCCCAACTCTTCATCGCGTTCCTACCGACTTTCCAACCGTTCGAGTTGTAGTGGGAGACGAAGGCCGCGGCTGAGAAGTGGTACCCCTTCTCGGTGACTCGTTGTGCTACCTGTTCGAGTGAGGGTTTGGCGAACGCGGGCGCAGAGCGCCCCGTCTCCGTCTCTGTCTTAGAAGGGGGAAGGGGCAATCCAGAGAGAGGCAATACAGGAAGAGGCAATACAGGAAGAGGCAATACAGAAGAGGGGGCTACTAGCCCGGGATCATCGGGCCTACCTTGAGCCGACGTTGGGTCAACCTTGACCCGACCTTGAGCCGACGTTCGATTGTTCTTTCCGCTGTTGCACTTACGGCAGAGCGTTTGGAGGTTGACCTGATCGTTCGTGCCACCCTTCGACCGCGGCCTGATGTGGTCGACGGTGAGGTCTTTTCGGCTCCCGCAACGCTTGCATTTCTTCCCGTCGCGCTCGATGACCGCGATCCGCACATCCTCCGGCACTCCACCGACCACGACGCCACTATCCTGCCAATCCGGGGCCGCGGGTAGGACGCTGGGTGCTTCCTTGTAGTGAGGCTGCTGGTGCTTCACGAAGTTGACGATCTGGATGAACCGATGGCCTTCGAGCTCGTAGCGCAGGAGGAAAGCTGGGTGGCCATTGGACTCGTGGATGGCGGCGAGCTCTTCAAGGAGGCGATCCGCGTCGAGGTCCTCGTAGGGGAAGATCTCGGCTCGAAGCCGACGTGGCCGGTCCTCGAGCCGCCCCTCTCGGTCGGCGATCGTCCAAAGTCCAGCGAACAGGAGTCGGGCCGCATGGCTGCACTCGGCGAGTTGGTCGTTCTGGAAGAACCCCGGCTTGAGTTGTCGGGCTCGTGCCACGCCTCACCCCCCACCTTTCCTCTGCCGTTCGATCCGCCGGTTGTCCAGCTCCATGAGGACGACGGCGAGCACGAGAACCGGCGCCCAGCCCCACGCGAGGAACCAAGAGAGCATCAGGCGCCGGCCTTCGCCACGTTGATGATTCCGTGCTCAATCTGCCGCCGGCGGCGCGCACACTCGCGCTCGCGGTTGAACTTCGTGTAGATTTTGCTCGTGTGGCCTCTGGCCAACCGAGGCATGAGGCCTCTTAGACCTCGGTTGCGCTGCTGCTCCAGCAGTCCAATAGCAGCCAGGAGCGCGAGAGGATGCCAGGAGGAGGGTCTCATTGCCGCACCTCAACCTTCCCGTCCTGCAGGTAGACCACCGTGTCGGTGGCGCTCACAGTTCCGCCTCCTGCTTCTCCGCCCCGACGTTCGCGATGCCGAGCGGGTCAGAGTCGCAGAAGTCGGAGCACTCGCACATGTCGCAGCCGGTCCCGTCGCGATGGTCGCTGCGCAGGTCACCGCAGAGGCAGACATCATCGGGAGACGGGTAGGACGGCCGCTTGAGCGTTGTGCCCTCCCCCTCCCCGGCCGGCGCCGTGACGCCAGCCGGATCGTCGGGGGACTGCTGTGCGGGCGGCTGAGGGGCCTTGATTACACCCTCGCCGGGGGTGGCGGTCACGGCCGTGGTCCCCCCTCCCTCTTGACAGAGTTTTGGATTCCCCATTACCGGTGGCAGTGCCTCGTCGAACGGCGCGCCGCGCTCTACGGCCTGTACGTCGGGGTCGCTGTCATCGAGCGTGACGGTCGGCGTGTGAGCCACAGCGAGTTTTTCGTTGAGGGTCACGGTCTCCGGGCCAAGCGGCAGGCTCGGCTGGAACGCGTTGCCCTCGATCTCGGCGGATAGCGCCTCGATCGCCTCCTCCAGGCCCTTTATGTCCTTGTTGTACTCGGCCACCACGCCGGTCTTCTCCTCGCGGGTCTTGACCCACGAGGCCACGAGTGTGGCGAGCCGGTGCTCTGCGTCCTGACGGGTTGGGTTAGTGGTCACAGTTTCTCCTTCACGTATGCCCGGCGCAGGCCCACCAAGCCAGAGATGGCCCAGCTAAGCGCCAACTCCTCATTGCCTGGTATGGACATGGCATCCCTAGCGCTCAGGTAAACTCCAACCGCCGTGTGGAGTGCCTGGTAGCCTTCGCTCTCTATTCGGGCATCACGGAGATCAAGCGCTAGATTTCTCAGGCTGATGTGGCACTCGTGGCCCTCTCTCAAATAACCAACGACGGCAACGCTCTCAGAGAGCAAATCGACTACTTCATTGCAAACCCTCATCGCTCACAGCTCACTCTCTGCCTTCGGCTCAGCCTCGGCCTTCGGCATCCCTCTCCCGAGACGCTTCGTGCCCTTGTCCGCGCGGGGCTTGCGTGGGGCCTTCGGCTTGACCGCGCCCTTACCGCGGATGGCGGCGAGGGCTTTGTCGAGAGCAGCCTCGACGCGGAGCTGGTGCTCGTGCTTGGCCTTCTCGAGAGCCACCTCGAGCTGGGGCTGGTACTCTTCCTCGATCAACGTCTGCAGTGCGTCCCGAAGCCACCCTTGGAGGTATCCGATGAGAAGCCAGTTGGCGTCTTCAGACATCGAACCTCTCCTCTCTCTTGTCGTCACGGAATAGGTCGCCGGACTCGGCGTCTGCATGGACCGTCTCCAGTGCCGTCTGTACGGGCCTCGCTTCCTCGGCACTCCGCTGCTTGATGACTTCCAGGCGACCCCTGAGCGCGTCCTGCTTGTCGGTGACGCTGGGCACCGCCGGCCCGAGGATCTCGATGTCCTCCGCCTCCTCACGCACCGACATGCCCTTGAGCACGTCAGCGAAAGCATCGCGGAGTGCGAAGGCGCGCGCGCGCATCTGGAGCATACGGTTCGGGTAGGTGATCCAGGGAGTATCTTGGCCATCCTTGCCCTTCTTCTCCCAGAGTTTTGCCTGCCGGGCATCGGCTTCGGTGAACGACCGGACGACTTCCTGCTCGACGCCGCGGCGCTTGGCGTGGCACGTCCAGCCGGTGAGTTTGCCCTTCTCGATGATCGGTTCCTCATGGACGTACTCACAGACCGGCGAGGACAGAACGAGGGCCAGGACGGCATCGCCCCACAGACTCGGGTGTCCGTTGATGACGGCGATGTTCTGGACAGCCTGCATGGGAGAGAGCCCGACCTCGAGCCCGAGCTGGACCGCGACGAAAATCTGCTCCGGCCTCGTGACGCCCTTGGGCATCATCTCGGACTTGGCCATGATGACTGCGAGACGCCACAGCGCGTCAAACGTCGTCGGCATGAGACCGCTCCTGCCAATGACGATGCCAGCCTTAGCGGACTCATCACGGCTTGCCAGCGCCGTCCCTGGCGCCTCGGTTGCGGCGTGGACCGCGGGTGCGGCTACGGTTTCTGGTTTGCTTGCCATCGTGTTCCTCCCTTTCAGATTGCGAAGATGCGGAGCGGACGCGTTATGATCGGTCGCTCATACTTGGCGGCGATTTCGGGTTGCTCCGCTCGCAGCAGCCTCGTGTCGATCTTCTTGGACGTTTGAGCGCGGAAGTAAACCCGGAACCCCGGCACCTCGACGGCGGTCAGATGCCAGATGGACTGCCGCACCTTCTCGCGGCAGACTTCTAGGACAGCATCAGCCTCGGTTGAAAGTTCGGCGGCTTCCTGCTCCTCACGCAACAACTTGACGAGGGCCGGATCGTCGAGCCTCTGCACGTCGCCACTCTCGCCGGCCGCGTCAAGAATCGCCTGACCCTGGCAGGTGTGCCGGAATGGGCAGCCTTGGCAGCGGCGGTCCTTCGTGTCGAGGCGATGAGGGGCCGGCCCGAATTCGGCCATCCGCATGAAGCGATCGCCGACCTCGCGCATGAGATCGAGCAGCGTCTCGTCGCGCGTCACCGGAACCGTCAGGTAACGGTCGCCGTCCGGCCAGTAGACGAAGAGCGTGCCCCAACCGTAGCCGGATAGACCGAGGTAGTGCTGCACCTGAGCGGGGAACCGCTGCGGCACGCCGTCCCGTTTGATCTGCCGCCAGATCCACTCGCCGACTGTCTTGACCTCGAGGATCCCCGGGCCGCGTCCGTCGCCGTTGTCGATGATCGCTCGGTCGACATGGCCGCCCCACCAGGCGGGCATCGCGACCTCGCGGAAACTGTCCCGCCGCATGGTCCTCCGCCCGGAGGTCTGTTCGTAGAGCTCTACCGCAACGTCCTCGAGCCGGTTGCCCCGGCTCATCGGGCCGGTGACTTCCTCCGGGTAGTCGGGTGCTTCGCCACGCTTCACGTACCACACGCGCCGCGTGCAGCCGTACGGGCGCTCGCCCTCGGGCATCACCTCGCCAAGCAGGTTTTCCCAATCTGCCCCGCCTATGAACCCTCTCCGCTGGGAGACGTCAGGATTGGCGTTCATCTCGCCCTCCCGCACACGAGCAGTTGTGCGAACCTGCGCACTGCCGGATCGATCGCAGGGCGCGGGATCCGCCTGTAACTCCACCGCCCCGGCCTGTGGACCGCCTTGTTGTGATCGGAGAGCAGACGGAACTTCTCCGTGCCCTCAGCAGTCAGACAGCCCGACGAACAGTAGGACCGACCGTAGCGACGCAGCGGGACCGGCGGGAGATCTCCGTCGCAGTACGAACACGAGGGGATGATCTCGGGCTCCCAGGGGAATTCGTCGGAGGACCAGCGCGCGGGACCGTGGCAAGAGCACATGGCCGCTCCTCAGTCCAGCGTCTTCACGGCGTCAGCCCAGCGCGTACCGGACGGTGCGAAAGAACCGTCATGCTTCACTCCGGTGACCCAGCGCCAGAAGTGCCGAAACCGCGAGTGCTTGAATTCACACGCATGGACGCTGGTTCCCAAATGACGCTGGGAAAAATAGGCAGCATCACCCAACACGAGGAACACACCGAGCGGTCCGCATTTCGCTTTTGGTCGCGTCCACCGGCCCTTCGCGTAGTGCACCGCACCTGGGCCGTGCACCCAAGCCGACCAACGACTTTCCCGTAGAACCTTCCAACCCTCGTGAATAATCACGGTTTCCTCCCTAGTTTCTCGATCCGATCACGGGCACGACATTCCCCTTGTGCAGGGCGTCCGAGTGGACACGGCGGAGGCGCAGGCCCGGAGCAACGTGGTTGTGCGAGCGCGCGAGCACCCATACCGCCGCACGCTCCAGCAGGTACCACGCGCGCGATTCGGCACCCTTGACGATCACCCGGACAAGCATTAGGATTACTTGCAGCAGTCGCATCGCTTCAGTCGCTTTCCGGCCCGGGTCGCTCCGGGCCGCTGTTGTGTTGAGGGTGGGCGCTGGCCGGACTCGCACCGGCGCTCCCGCCTTCTTGCTTGGCGGTTAGGGCCTCAGCGCCCGTACTGTCTTCTACTTTTTGGGGGTCCACTTCGCCAGCGTCGTGCCGATCATCCCGACCGAGTTGTGGGCCTTGGACCGATGCCGCTTGTGGCCTGTCAGGTGATGCCGACGCGCCTTCGTGCAGCCGCTCTTTTTCTTCTCTTCCATGCTCTTCCTCCAGGGGTACGACTGCGCAATCCGGGCAGAGATCCTCGGCCGTGATGTAGCCGTTCGCGAGCCGGCGGGTGCTCAGGTGCCAGCGGTGGAACGCCGACGCTTGGTCGAGATCCCACACGTCAGCGACCTCGAACACGTCCGACTGAGGGCAGCGCGAGCAGTGGAGCGTGACCTTCATGCGTCACCGTCCACACTCGTGTACTTCCCGAGATCCCACACGCCGTACTTGAATTCACGGTTCGCGACGGTCCTGCGGGGCACAATCTGCTCCACCGCGAACCCACCGCCAGTCCCGTACTCGACAGCGATCGCCGTGAGCAGTGGG